TTATTATTCAATTCTACAGCTTTCTCCAAAGCTTCTTTCTTTATGGTTTTTTCTTCCAATTCTTTTATGGTTATCTTTTTGATTTGGCAATCCAAATCTAATGATTGAATTGTTTTAAAAGATTCTACAACTCCCAACACTTTTTTTAATATGACAAAAGCGGTACTTACTAATCCACCAACCAGAAGGACAGCTTCTATTACTCCAACATCAATTATTAACCAATAAGAGCCATGGTCGAATTGCTTTACTCTTACTTCTCCTCCAACTTCTGGAATAACACGGGAAAGAGCTTTTTTTATGGTATTTCCAGCAGCTGCAAAATCTTTCAAATTATCAATTTGTGGAAGCTTTATATTAATAGTCGTTTCTGTTTCTTCTGCTGTAACATAATTGTTGATCCATTGATGAAGCATAACAATACTATAATTCAGTTTGTCGAATAAAGTTTTGTAAGCTTCATTTTGAGTGCCATTTAATATAAAGCGATTGGTTATACTTGCATTTATTTGAGCCAATAAATCATCGTTACTATCCTTAATATGCAAAAAGCCAATATGGTCTAACTCTCTAATGGCATTTTTTACCTTTTGGATATCATCAATGTAGTAAGTGCCAGTATTATTAGAGCTGAATTTTGGATGAAAATTCTCAAAGGCGATGTTTATGCTACGTTTTATATCTATTAGTCTCATATCTAATCTCTTTTTTAATAGTTATTAATTGTCGTTTGGATACTATGTATCGCTAAGTAGTTTGATTAGTAATACGATTATATTTTCCCAGCCGATGACCTCTTTGAGGTGGTGTGCGGTTTCGTGGGTGAGTAGCCTTCGCCATAGTCGCCAGATGGTTTGGAGATAAAAGTTTCGGTGGCTTCATCCCTGGCAGGGTAGTGTTCAGGCTCCTTATCCTGAGATTCAAGTTGACGGATGCGGAGTTTCAGTGCTCCGATTTCTTCTTTGAGAGCACCGACTTCAGCATCTTTTTCCTTATACATTTTATAATATATGGAGTCACTCTCTCCTAAATCCGTATGCTGCATATTCAAAGATGTTTTTGAAGCAGAGTTATCAAGTATCATATCCCCAACTTCTTTTTCAATCCAAACTAAGTTTATATTTTCATTTAGCATACACAGTCGATTTATAAAATCACCCGGTATTGGTACTTTGTCATTGAGAATTTGAGAGAATGAGGACTTATTAGTATACCCCATTAGCCTTCCTATTGCTTCTTGATTAGTAGCAACCCCTGTACCTATAAGCCATTTTATTACCAATTTTAAGCGATCATGTATAGTCATACTAAACTTTTTTAGATATAAGCAGCGAAAAGTTTATATTTAACTTTGCTGGCATTATAAACTTGTTTATATTTGCATCATGTTTTAATGAAACAGCGGTAAAGATAAGAATAATTTTAATCAGTATTTAGATATGGAAAGGAAAACCAGACAGAAAATCGAACTGAATGCAAAAGGTAAGGCGATGCTTGCCAAGACATTCAAGGTAAGTGTGCAGAATGTGAGCCAGGCACTATTGTTCAAACGTAACAGTGTACAGGCTTGTAAAATAAGAGAGGCAGCCCTAATCAATGGTGGTACATTGCTACAGATTATTGATGTAACGGATGAAGTGAAACGGGCGGTGAAAGTGCTGGATGCCAAAGGAAACGTGAAGGCGGTGATAGCGAATGATACGGTAACTTTATAAAAGTATGGATATGAATAAGAAAGAATTAGAAGAGCGCATTAAAGATCTTGAACATGTTATACGTGTGTATAAGGAAGAAAATATAGAAATATCCGTGGATATTTATGACCGCCTTGAGCAGTACCAAGGTGAATTGCTTAAGGCACAAGTGGAAGAAGAAAGTGGCAAAATCAGCAAGGCAGATGGAAATAAATAACATCATAAATGTCGATTGTTTGGAAGGTATCAAGGATATACCTTCCAGCAGTGTTGATGCGATAATAACCGACCCTCCTTATTTTGTCGGAATGACGCACAATGGGAAAAAAGGGGATTACAATGACTTGATAATAATGAGACCTTTTTTTGATTCACTTTTCAGTGAATTTTCAAGAGTAATAAAGGAAAACGGGAAGGTATATATATTCTGCGATTGGCGTACTTATGCTTTTTATTACCCTATACTATTGAAATACATAAATGTGCGTAATATGCTTGTATGGGACAAAATAAGCGGTCCGGGTAGTAGTTATGCTTTTATCCACGAGTTGATATTATTTGCCGAGAAAGGCACTCCCTGCATGAAAGGGAGCAATATATTTCGTTTTCCCGGTTTTTCCGGAGGGGCGAAAAAAACAAATGGAGAGATGGTCCATCCAACACAGAAACCGGTGGAAGTTATCGAAAAGCTTATTACGGATTCTACTAAAGAAGGTGATTTAGTGCTTGACTGTTTCATGGGTTCAGGTACAACCGCAGTAGCCGCCAAGAAGCTTAATCGGAATTTTATTGGCTATGAAATACAAGAGAAATACATTGAAATAGCTAAACGGAGGCTAATGCAAGTTGATTTGGAATTAACATTCAAAGCATAAAAACAATATGGATAGGAAATTGACAGAAAATGAAGCGGCTTTCCTGCTGGATTTGCGGGAGCTGATGGAAAAGCACAACGCTTTGCTGAGCGTGGAGAACGATATGGTGTGCATAGATGTGGCATACGATGAGGATTCGCAGGAATCCATCCTGCTGCCTGAAGACATTACCTCTTACGGTGATATTGACGAACTTATTTTAAAGAACTCTTAAAACTCGAATAAGATGAAAACATTCAGAAAACTTCAGAAAGTGGCTATCGTCGTAGGCATGGTTTATGGGCTTTGGCTGGGTTGCAATGAGGCTGCAACGGATAAGGATAGCATCAGCGGGATGGTGATCGTGGCACTGTCGGTGATTGTGGCATTATCCCTGTTGATGCCGGACGCTAAGCAGGAGGAGAGCCTGTAGCAAGTGGCTTCCGCTCCGGTTCGATGCCGGAGCCTGCACAAGTAGAATGAGTAAAGTTGCTAAGGATATGGAAATATATGGTAAAATAAAGTGTGTCACTTTTCCTGAACTGGTTTCGCTGGGAAGGATATTGAGCAAGCCCAATTATGATAAGAAGGTGCGTGAAGGCAAACTTCGTGTGGTGCGTCCCGGCAAGGGAGCTGGCTCATACGCCCTGATTGACTACACCAGCCTTCCCGACCCTATTCGCAAGGCATACGACAAACTTTATCCCAATGCACTTGAAGAAATGAAAGAACAACTAATGAGCAATATCATTCGTAGCGATAATAAGGCGGTGGAGTTTTACAAGACTTATGAACCGCAAATTTCCCTGCCACGCCAAGCCGAATATGTGCTGAATGCCGAAGTGATGAACGAAATGATCCGTGTGGAGAAAGAGACTGAGGGCCTGCATAAGAAGTGCGGTTACAGCCGTAAGTCGGTGGTGTGGGAAACAGTACAGGGTACATGCGAGAAATTACGTGTGCAGTATGGACATACTTTGCCTGTCAATGCCACCCGCTTGCGTGAGAAGTTCAACGCATACAAACGTTTGAAGTATGCCGCTCTCATCAACCGGAATACAGGTAATCAGGTGGCCCGCAAGATTTCTCCGGATGAAGCTCGCCTGTTGCTGAAGTTGAGACGCAGTATTGTTCCCCGCTACACTGAGGCACAGATATTTGAAGAATATAACCGTCAGGCGGTGGAACGTGGGCTAAATATTATCAAGTCGCCCACCACTGTGAAGAATTATCTTTATGATCCTGCCGTGATGCCTATGTGGTATGCTGCCGTCTATGGTATGCAGAAGTGGAAATCCAAGTATTCCAGCCTGATGAAGACCAGTCTGCCGCAGATGCGGGATGCCTTGTGGTATGGTGACGGCACCAAGCTAAATCTTTATTATAAGAATGAACAGGGTAAGATGTGTACCACCAGTGTGTATGAAGTGATGGACGCTTACAGTGAAACACTGCTGGGTTATGATATTGCTCCGAACGAGAACTTCGACAGTCAGTATCGCGCTTATCGCATGGCAGTAGAAACGGCGGGTAGCCGCCCTTACGAAATCGTAACGGACAATCAAGGCGGGCACAAGAAAGGCGATGCAACGGGGTTCTTTCAACGCCTTACAATATTACATCGCCCTACCATGCCTTACAACGGACAGTCCAAAACCATCGAGAGCGCTTTCGGACGCTTTCAGGCTCAGGTGTTGCACGCTATCTGGTACTTCACCGGACAGAATGTCAATGCCAGGAAGCTGAACAGCAAGCCGAATCTGGAATTCATAGAAGAGAACGCCTACGCATTGCCTACGCTTGAAGAATTGAAGGTCATATATAAGGAATGCCGTGATAAGTGGAATAATGAAGAGAAGCATTTTGCCACCGGTATGCCCCACATTGAGATGTACCGCATGAGTGAGAATCCTGAGGCGCAACCTGTGACTGAAATAGATATGATGCAGATGTTCTGGCTGTGTAACCCCAAACCCGTGACTTACACCAACTATGGCCTGCAGATAGAAATCAACAAGCAGAAATACCATTATGACGTATATGCTGTCGATGGGTTGAGGGATGAATCCTGGGCACTGCAAAACACCGGACGCGAATTCACCGTGATGTATGATCCGATGGATATGACGCATATAGAGCTTTGGCGCAAAACCGCCACCGGACCTAAATACAGTGCCACTGCCACACCGAAAGTGAGCATCAGTCGTGCCACACAGGAACGTACACCGGAACAGAGCAGCTTCATGCGTCAGACTATCGAGCGTAATAAAGACATGATGGCTGCCATCCAGTTGGAAGGTGAACGCTTCGATCTGGACGAACGTATTGCCGCCGAACTTTTCGGCCTCTTCACTCCGAAACCTAAGAATGTCAGCAAGAAGAAGATGGATGAATGTCGCGAAAAGTATGACCGTGGTGAACTGACCATTCCTTTATCTCTGCCAGAAAAGCGCAGGCAGGATGAAGATGAAGTAGATGCCACACTGGACTACTCCACCGTAGGCGAATATACCAAGGCACTCTCCAATATGACACTGGATGAACTGGCGTTGGACAGATTTTAAACAGTAATCAATGATCAATTAAATACCATTCAAGCAATGAAAGGACTAACCAAACAAGACAAGGATGCCATCCGTGACGCACTGATGGCCTATTGTGAAAACTTCCCCAGCCGCAACCGTGCCAGCGAGAGCCTGCAAGGTGTCAGTGCGGCCGTGGTAAGCCAGATTTTGAATACCAAATACGAAAGTATCTCCGATGACATGTTCAGCCGCATTGCTGCGCAAATCGGTTTCAGTTTCGAACGCTGGACCATCTGCGAGAGTGAGAACTACCGCCTTGCCACCTATGTACTGGCTGATGCGCAGATGTACAAGAACGTCACCTGGCTGGTGGGAGATGCCGGATGCGGAAAGACTACCGCCGCCATCGAGTTCCGTCGTACGCACCGTAACGTGTTCTATATCCTTTGCAGTGAAGACATGAAGCGCAGTGACTTCGTACGCGAGATAGCCAAGCAAGTGGGCGCACCCACTGACAGCACCAATAACCTTCGCGACATGTTGGACTATGCCCTCGGCATGATAGGCTTCCTCCAGAACCCGCTTCTCGTCTTCGATGAAGGCGACAAGCTGACGGACTGCGTGCTGAACTATTTCATCAGCATCTACAACCGCCTGGAAGGACGTGCCGGAATCGTGTTCATGAGCACCGACTACATCAAGCGTCGTGTAGACAATGGGCTGCGCTATAACAAGAAAGGTTACAAGGAAATCAACAGCCGTATTGGTCGTAAATTCTTCGACCTGAATGCCACATCCCGCAACGACGTATATGCCATTTGCCAAGCCAACGGGCTGACGAATGAAGCCGAAATAAAACGTGTGCTGAAAGAGGCCGAGTCAGCAGACAATGACCTGCGCCGGGTGAAACGGGTGGTGCATGTACAGAAACGCCGCGGTGAGCAGCAGAAAGGAGAAGCGGAGTAATGGGTACGACTTTTGATCGTAATGCCAAGGGCGTGCGCGAGATACTGGGCATGAAGTTCGACACGCTGCCTTTCGATGGTGTATGGCATGATGCTTTCGGCACTCCGGAGCGCCGTGGGGTATGGTTCGTGTGGGGGAACTCCGGCAACGGAAAGACCTCGTTCGTGATGCAGCTTTGCAAATATCTTTGCCGCTTCGGGCGAGTGGCCTACAACAGTATGGAGGAAGGTGCCTGCCTTACCATGCAGGACACGCTCCGTCGCTTTGGCATGATGGAGGTAAATCGCCGTTTCCTGCTCATTGACAATGAGAGTATGGACCAACTCAGTCTTCGCTTGAAACGTCAGAAGGCACCTGATTTCGTAGTGATAGACAGTTTTCAATACACGCAGATGACCTATCGGCAGTATATCGAGTTCAAGGAACAACACCGCAATAAGTTGATAATCTTCATTAGTCATGCCAAAGGTCGTCTGCCTAAGGGGCGTAGCGGTGAAAGCGTGATGTTCGATGCTTCGCTGAAGATATACGTCGAGGGATACAGAGCTTTCAGCAAAGGGCGTTTTATCGGTCCGAAAGGATATTATGATATATGGCCGGAAGAAGCTGCAAGGTATTGGGGGGAGGCATCAGAGTGATTAATATTTAGTGATTAGCAATGAAGACAATAACTAACAAGACGATTACGGCACAGCAGTTAAAAGCCCTGCATGCTACGTTCCGAACACTTGGCATGGACGATGAAGCCCGCCATGGGTGCGTCTATTCTTTCACCTCCGGACGGACACAGAGTAGCAAAGAATTGACAATGGAAGAAGCCCGGCAACTGCTTGATAGACTGAACCCGATGGATGACAAAGCCAAGGCATTGCAACTGAAGGAAGCCCGGCTTGTGTTCCGCGATATCTATCGGTTATCCTTCCTGATCCCTCAGTTGAACCAAGGTTTCACCAGCGACAGTGAAGAGGAATACCAGATGAATGTGGCGAAATTGAACCTTTGGGCACGGAAATACACCAAATCCCGTAAGGATGTGACGAGGATGGCCCTCTGGGAGTTGCAGGAAACGAAGAAGCAACTGGAGGCATTTATGAGACGCGAAGAAAGAAAAACGAAAAAATAGTCAGATTATGAGAAAGCAAGAAGAAATCAACCGCACAATAGCCATTCTTCGTAAGAAGGGTGACCGGTTTAGCATGTCACAAGCAGAAGTACTGGAACAGAGACGCACAGAGACACAACTCTTTAAGGAGTTTGTATTATCGGTAGGTGAAGAGAATAAAGATGATAAGTTTTTTTATGCTCTACGGGATGCTGCACGTTATGCGGCGGGTACCTTGGAATTGGAGGAGCTGATACCGGATGCCAGTAGTTATCCGGTATCAGACAAAGATTTCTGTCGAGAGGTTAAAACAATTAGTGTACGGGAGTTTAGAACTATGGAACGTAAAGTCAATCTTTTAGAAGAACTTGTGAATGAACTGCTTCAGGCAAGTCGTATTCGTATAGAGAACAAGGAAGTACCAGAGGCGAGTAGAACAGATTTTATAAATCAAAGTGAAGCGGCAAGATATGTAGGATGCCGCAAAGAAACTCTTCGAGGCTGGTCAATGCGTGGTTTTATAACGGCTTATAGTATGGATGGGGTAGTACATTATAGTAAAAGTGAATTGGATGCCAGTCCGGCTGTACGCCATTATCGTACTGTAAAGCAATGCAGAGAGGAGGCATGATATGACGAAAGTATATGCCAATACCGGCAATGAACACCGTCAGGAGGTAGCCTTGCTGCTTGAAGCTAGTGCCGACCGTATTTGCGATTATCTTGACCGCTTGCATGCAGGTACCGGTACCTTGAAGCCTGCCGAATACGACCGCCTGCTGGACGCCTACCGTGCCGAAATGATACGTTATGATCGTCTGGATCAGGAACTGGCTGTGCTGGAGATGCCGAAAAAACATATAAGCAAGGAGCTGCAGCGCAAGAGGAATGAGGAAAGAAGAGCGAAGATTATTTATTAACCCAATAAAAAGAATAAGATTATGGATTTATCAAAATTATCAGTATCAGAACGCGCTGCCTTAAAGGCACAGCTGGATGCCGAGGAAAAGGCAGAGCGTAGCCGTATCGAGCGGGAACGTGAGACATACAAACAACTGGTGGACGCCACCGTCAAGGCCAGTGTAACGAAGTTGCAAAGTCTCTCGACCGAGATGATGCGTATTAAACAGGAAGTGTTCAACGAGTTCGGCACTGTCATCAACCTGAAGAATGAGCTTTTCAAGACGAAGAGCGGCCGCCAGACTGATACTTTCACCACCAGTGACAGCCGCATGAGCCTCACGCTGGGCAACCGCGTGAACGAGGGCTGGGACGACACCGTAGAAGCGGGCATCGACATGGTGAAAGAATATATCAAGACTATGGCTAAAGATGAGAACTCTGCCAATCTGGTGGACACTGTAATGAGCCTGCTTGCCAAAGATCGTAAAGGTGCGCTGAAGGCCAACAAGGTATTGGAACTGGAAAAACTCGCCATCAAGTCGAAGGATGAACGTTTTCTGGAAGGCATCAATATCATTAAGGCGGCTTACCGTCCGGTACCGACGTGTCAGTTCATTCAGGTGGAGATGAAGGATGAACAGGGTAATGCGGTGAATCTGCCGCTGTCACTTTCAGCGATGTAGGGTTATGGCAAAGGTAAAGTATACTTCGATTATTCCGAACGACAAGCCGCAGTGGTTGCTGAATGTACAGGCGGTAGTGTCTGACGTGCTGGATGATGTTGAATTGCAAGGCAGTGAGCGGGACTTCAGAAACTTGAAGTCTTTCATTGACGCGAAGATACAGGCGGAACGGGAGCGTGGTACTCTCTTTCGTAGTGCGGTTACCACTGAAGTCCGTACGGATGAGGGAAAGACGGTGGTTCACATCTACCGAAATCATAGTTTAGTACAAACCTATTATATTGAATAGTATGAGCGAGAAACAGAACGGGGTGTTGATCACGGCACCCCTCTTCGGAGTCGGGCGGGAGAAGCCGGAAGAATTTCCCGGTTACAGTTGTGGCTACTGCCAGGGGAATGGCTATGTGATTGATCCGGACATTATTACCGAATGTGTGAAAAAGCCGTGTCCCTCGTGCGGCGGTACAGGGAAAGTGAAAGCGGTCGTTACCATCGACTGGATACCTGATGGAGAATTGAAACCTTACTTTAAAAATGAATAGCCAAAATCAAGTAATGAATATAGTGAGAAGTGAACGTGAAATATGGGATTTGCTCAACCAATGTGCGGAGGCAGAAGAAACAGGTGCTTCCAATTATCCCGGCATGAGCTACGAACAAGGAATTAAAGCGGCGATTGAATGGATTATTGGAGATGTTAAAGATCATCCCGTAAATGATTAATAACTAAGTAGATATGAAAAAAATAAAGCGTAGAGCTTTTACAGAGAAACAGCTTGATATGTTAGAACAGTATCATTACCTCTATAAAAAGCTATATCGGACTGGATTGTCCGAGGAAGAAGCGGAGTATTATGAACTTCTTGCATTAAAGATAAGAGATTTTGTAGAATTTGACTAATAACAATAAAATATGAAGCATTATCACGAAGAAGAAATACCTATAGAGGAAGACTTTAACCCGTGGGATGAGAAAGAAAGAGCAGTATAACTAATTACTAATCAAGAAATGAACATAAATCAAATATATAACGAAGACTGTCAGGAAGGAATTAAACGCATTCCTGATGCAAGTGTAGATTGTATCATTACCGATCCTCCATATCTATACTTGAAAGGGCAGAAATTGGAACGTGAATTTAATGAACATGAGCTGTTTAAAGAATTTAAACGGGTGCTTCAACCTGATGGATTTGTAGTACTATTTGGGCGTGGTACTTCGTTTTATAGGTGGAATGTCATACTTTCCCAATTGGGTTTCTCC